AATATATGAACGATGCAAGGGACTCAGCGTCTGCTGCATTCAAGGTAGATAGACTTCAATACTACAATCATAAGTTTGAAGTGCGTAATAAGTTTTGTTATTTAGTAGATAATGATGAAGCAATACCAATCAATGTATATATTGGTGTAGACCTTGCTGCTACCGCAACAAAGACATCTGACTATCAAGTGATTATGGTTATGGGTATTGATGCAAACAAGAATAGATACATCATAGATTATTTTAGAGAAAAGATACCAGCGTTTGATATGGCAGAAGAGATTGTTAAGATGGCAAAGAAATATTCTCCAGTAAGAAGAGTTAGTATTGAAACAGTAGCTGCTCAAGAAATGGTACGAGATATGACAAGTAGAATATCTGTGGCTGACAAAAGATTAATGCCAGGTATATTTAAAGGAGTAAAACCTCCGTATGGTATTAAGAAGGAAGATAGATTAGAAACCACACTGGGTCCAATAGTTAATTCAAAAAAGCTATATATTAAAAAACATATGACAGAAATAGTAGATGAGTTGTTTGAACATCCGAAGCCAAAGAATGATGACTTGATGGATGGATTGTATTATGCAGATTACTTTGCTAAAGCACCTAGCAGTACAGCTATAGATGCTAAAAATTTTAAAGACAGAATAGAAAAACAAGTAAACATAAAGAAAAATAAGGTTTATAACTGGATAACAGGTAGTATTGAGTGATAGTTCTTGCTACGACTTTATCAAATTTTGTAAATTTCAGACGATAAACTACATCTTTTTCTAGGGAAAAAATATGGAATATGACAAAAGAGCATTAACTAATCAAGAATTATTTGATAGATATAAGAATGATAGACAGGCTTGGGAGGTTGATGCAAGACAAGATTTAGACTTTTATCTTGGTAATCATTATACTCAATCAGAGTCTAATGAATTAGCATCAAGAAACCAGGCAGATGTTCCAATGGATAGAATATCTCCTGCAGTTGAAAGGCTTAAAAGTATGCTTACTGCTAGACCACCAGCGTTTACAGTCGTTCCAAGAGAGGATTCAGATACATCATTAGCTTATCTTTGGAGAGAGATAATGGGATTTTCTTGGCAAAACTCAGAAGGAGATTCTCAAGTTAAACAAGCTATACACGATTATTGCGTAGTAGGGCTTGGTTTTTTATATGCTTACATAGATTATGATGCTGATTTTGGTAAAGGAGATGTTAAGTTTTCATACCTTGACCCATTCAGAGTGTATGTTCCAGCTTCATCAAGAGATAGATTTTTTACAGATGCAGACAATATTATTCTATCTACTGTTCTAACTGAAACACAAGTATTAAATCTTTATCCAGAGTTGGGCTCAAGTGTAGACCCATCAACTGGAGAAGAAATAGACCCGTTAATAAGTCAAATATCTACGTATACTCACGACCAAGATTATCCAGATAACATAAACAAAAATTCTTTAAATGTTTATACACCTGATACGGTCAAAGGATATACAGAGCAAAATTATAAACGCTTTCAAATCTTAGAAAGATTTACAAAAGTTAAAGTTCCTTTTTATCGTTTGCTTGATAATGAGAATGGTAAAGAGTTTATTGTTGATGAAGCAGACTTTAGAATATTTTTAGAGCAAAATAAACAATTAGTAGAAAATGGTAAAGTAGATATAATACAAGTTTACCAAAATAGAATAAAGGTAATTGCAAGCATTGGTGAGATAGTGCTATATGAAACAACTCTTAACACAGATGTTTATCCTATAATACCTATTGCAAATGTTTGGACTCAAACTCCATATCCTCGTTCTGATGTCTCCAGGGCAAGACCAATGCAACGTTTGTTAAATAAGTTATGGTCGTTAGCACTGTCTCACGCACAATCCTCTGCAGGTTTAAAGCTTATGGTTCCTATGGGAAGTGTTGAAAATATTTCACAGTTAGAAAAAGATTGGGCAAATCCAAATGCGGTTATTGAAGTAGACTCATCTCAAGGTGAGCCACACTATCCAGCTCCGCAACCTTTGACTGGAGAGTTTTACAGATTGATACAGCAGTGCGAGTTTTATATTAACTTTATTTTTGGTATTCCAGAGATTATGCAAGGAGTTGGAGAGCAACCAGATACTGCTAGAGGAACAGAAAGAATTATAGCTTTAGGTAGTGAGAGACCTAAATCAAAACTTAGAGATGTTGAATTTAGTATAAAAAGATTAGGTAAGGTAATGTACAATTATGCTAAAACACATTACGAAGTTTCAAAGCTAATGCGTTTGGTACAACCAAACAACGATATAACAGAGCAGTTAGCTCAAATTTATTCTGATAAAACAAGGGTTGTGTTTGATTTAAAGAAAGATAAACATAATCTTGAACAGCACGATGTTGGTATTGAGACTGGCTCTACATTGCCTACAAGTAAGTATGCAGAGTTAGCTGTGTATATGGAAGCATATCAAATGGGATTAGTAGACCAAGTAGAAGTGTTGAAGAAAAACCCAGACATCTTTGATAAAGACGGAATATTACAGCGTATGAATCAAAGAGCAGCAATGGAACAACAAGTTGCTGGTATGTCAGAAACAATAAAAAATTTACAGGGAGACCTGCAAACGGCTACAAGAGAATCTATATCTGATAGAAAACGTACTGAAGTTGAGAAATTTAAGACACGTTTAAGAGATATAGAATCTAACGCCACTGCCGATAGGCGTATTAGTAAAAACAAACTAAACGATAAGGTGTTGCTAGAACTCGAGAAATTACGTGGAGAACTGAAAGTCGTAGAGGCTGAAGTCAAGCGTAGTTCTGCTCAACAAGAGAACTAGACATCGAAGGAGAATATAATGGATAATGAAACATCAACAACCGATACTCAAGCTGTGGAATCAATGGATAGGGTTCAAGCTGAGTCTCAACAAGAAGGTACTTTAGAAGGAGAAGCAATGGATTGGCAAAAAGAAGCTAAGAAATTTCAGTCTATGTATGACAAGGCTGTTACTGATAAGAAACACTTAGACCAATATAAACCATTAGTAAACTTACTAGAGCAAAGACCTGACCTTGTAGAGACTTTAAGAGATAAGATTGTCGGGAATAATGGTGAAGAAAACAAAGCTGAAACAGCACAGTTAAACGAAGACGATTTCAATCCGTGGGATGCGTACAATAAACCTGGCTCTAAATCATACGATTTTCGTGTGAAAGAAGAAGAAGCTAGAATAAGTAATGCTGTAAACAATGC